TACGATCTCTGGGCTTCGCACTTCTGCTTATCAACCTGAGCAACTCAATCCGCCGTTGGCGTTTCCTGTTTTGAACTCTGTTAATTATCATCGTGCGATGGGTGGCGGTGATGTCACTATGGACTGGACTGTTTTCGTAATTGTTGGCAGATATGTTGATCGGAATGCTTACACAATTCTTGATGGTTTTCTTTCCTACTCAGGTGCTACCAGTATTCGTGCAGCGATTGAATCAGATAAAACACTTGGTGGCGTGTGTCAAACTTTGGTGCTACCATCGGGTGCGAACATAACAAGTTTGAATTCTGCTGATGCAGAGTTTTTACAAATCCAATTTCAAGTAACTGTTCACGGATAGGAATGTGATGACAAACTATAAAGTTATAAGCGACAACTGCACACTCGGTAAACAGGGCGACAACATTAACGGCGATGATCTTGAAGGCTTGAATGTTGATGCGCTTGTTGCTGGTGGACATCTTGCTGAAGTTAATGTTAAAGTACTCAAACAAGAACCGAAAGAAATGGACAAATAAATATGGCAGTTTTAGTTTTAACAGATGCAGATATCACGGTCAACGGTGTGGTACTCAGTAATAAATCCAACAGCGTTTCTTTGAATTACGAAATTGACAGCGTTGAAGTAACGGCGTTCGGCTCACTTGGTCATAGTTTCGCAGGTGGGTTGCAAAACAATTCGTGCGACATTGAATTTATGCAGGACTTCGCAGCATCAAATGTTGAAGCAACTATCTATCCGCTTGTTGGCACACGGACATCAGTTACGGTGCGTGGAAGTAGTGCAGCAACAAGCGCCACAAACCCTCTTTACACTTTGAGCGGTACGTTCCTCGCAGCGCATACGCCTGTGGCAGGCGCAGTCGGTGAATTGGCGATGACTTCACTATCGTTTACTGGCGGAACACTCGTTAAAACAACTGCATAAATAAAAACTATTAGAAGGAGAACTAGTGCGAATTGCTTTAGAAGTTGAATATCTTGATGGTACGAAAGAACCTGTTGATGCAGTGTTCGCCGACTTTGTAGGGTTTGAAAGAACTTGGCAACGATCTGTAGTTAAGTTTGAACAAGAGATGCGTTTAACTGATCTTGCGTGGCTTGCTTGGTCTGCTCTTACACATCGGAACAAAACTAAATTAAAGTTTGACCCCGACTGGATTGGTACTGTTGCGCAGGTGTTGCCACGAGATGAGGCTGAAAGCCCTTTAGAGAAATAAAGTTCGGTGATGATTCCGCACACTGGCTGATCGCTCACCTTGCTCACGAGTATCATATTGCGCCAACAGTTCTACTCAATGAGAGCGAATCAATGTTGAACACGATGTTGGCTTATCATCGTTGGGTTGTTAAGCAATCAAATCTCAGGCGTAAATAAAGTATGATGTGCGACTATGCAAAGTGAAATAAAGTTTTACGGCGTCAATGAGACACTGTTCTATCTAAAGAACTATGAGAAAGAACTATTCAAAGAGTTTAGAACGAAGTTGCAAGACGCTGCAAAAGATTTGTCTGATCTTGTTGCTGATCGCTTTTCTAAATCACCGCCATTATCAAACTGGCATACATCAGGTGGGCGTAGAGGTATTGCAAGAATGCCAGCGTATAAACCTTCTAAAAGTTCTGTTAAAGCGATGTCAGGTGGATTTCAAAGAAAGACTGCAAAAGGTGAATACGCTATTTTGCGTATCCAACAAAATGATGGTGGCGCACAAGTTTATGATTCAGCAGGTTCACGGTTAGCAGGCAAACTTGGCAAAGGTTCAACATCAGGACAGAGGTTTGTTGCAAATCTTGATAAGCAACAGGAATCAGTTAGATCAGTAGGACACAAAACATTTCGTTCTCGTATTATGTTTGGTGCAGTTAAAAATAATGAACATTTAATTGAAGAAGCAGTTCTGAAAGTTGTCAAAGAAGTTGATGGCTACACTACAAAAAGAATTAATGCACAAGGCACAAGGTAATTTATGGCTGTTGGCATTAACATCATCACCGATTTTGATTCTAAAGGTATATCAAAAGCGATTGCCGAATTCAAAAAACTTGAAACGACTGCAGAAAAATCGGCGTTCGTTCTCAAGAAAGCGTTTCTGCCTGCTGTCGCTGTGCTTGGGGCGTTATCTGTTGCAGGGTTTAAGGCTGCACAGGCAGCAGCAGCAGATGAAGTTGAGCAAGCAAAACTGGCACAAACTTTACAAAAAGTTGTTGGCGCAAGTTCAGCAACGATTGCTTCAACTGAAGAACTTATTACGGCGATGTCAAAAGCATCAGGCACAGCCGACACAGAGTTGCGTGCTGCTTTAAGTTCACTGGTCATCGGTTCAGGCGATCTAACTGTTGCGACAAAAGGTTTGGCACTCGCTCAAGACATCGCAACAGCCTCATCTGCACCACTCGGAACAGTTTCCGATGCGCTAGCGAAAGCATACGCTGGCAACTACAAAGCACTTCAACGCCTCTCACCTGCTCTAAGAGAGTTGATCAAAGATGGCGCAAGCACAGAAGTAATCTTCCAACAGTTATCAAATACTTTCAGTGGTGCAACTGCTAACGCTGCCGATACTGCTGCTGGCAGAATGAAAATACTTAAAAACAATTTCAATGAATTACAAGAATCTTTAGGTGTTGCTTTGTTGCCTGTTCTAGAAAAATTTACATCAATGCTTATATCGTTGTTTGATTTTATAGATCGCAATCAAAAACTTGTAATGATTTTTGCTATCGCTTTTGGTTCTCTGGCTGTTGCTGTTATTGCTTTTAATTTGGCGATGAGTATTTCAACAGTGGTGATGACTGCGTTTGGTGCTACGGCTGCTGCTGCTTCGGCTGCTGCTGCACCTATTGCTTTAACTGTTGGTGCAATCGTTCTTGCTGTTATCGCTTTTGGTGCTGCGAGTATTTATGCGTACAAAAACTTTGAAACTTTTCGCAAGGTTGTTAATGCTGTAATCAATTTCATTATCAACTATCTAGAGTTTTTAGTCAATTCTTGGATTTTCGGTATCAACATTATGATCAGTGGAATCAATTTGTTAATTAAGGCTGCAAATGTTTTTGGTGCTGGTCTGCCATTGATTGCAAAGATTGGTGAGGTTTCGTTCGGGCGTATCGCTAACGCTGCAAAGAACTCTGCGAAACAGATAGAAGCAAATGCAAGGGCGTTGCAGTCTGTAAAAAATGCTGAACGGCAAGGCACTAACGCAACCTTTTCACCTGTTACCACCACTAATGAACCTGCTACTGGTGGGGTTGCAAAAGTAGTTGAAACTGTTACAGAGAAACTAAAAAAATATATTGACGCAATCAAAGGTGTAACACAGGCACAGCGTTCTGCTCGTGACGCAACAAAACAAGTTCTAGAAGCAAACACTGCTTTGAGTGAGGCGACACAGAAACTTTCTTTGGCTCAAGAAAACTTTAACCAAATAATCAGAGGGTATGGGCGAGACAGCAAGCAAGCAAACGACAAACAGAAGTTGCTTACAAAGGCGCAACGATCATTAGAGAAGTCTGGCTACGATGTTGAAGCATCAATTTTTGCTGTTAAAGATGCTGAAAAGAAACTTGCTGAGGTTCGTGCTGACCCTGAATCAAACTTAACGAATATCCGTGAAGCAGAGATCGCTTTAGCGCAAGCGAAACTAAATGTTGCCGATGCGACAGACTCGCAAGCAGAAGCAACTGACGCTTTAACAGAAGCACAAACAATGCTTGATGAGGTTGTGAATGGCGCAAAGATTGGCTCTGATGCTTACACAGAGGCGCTAGAGAAAGTTAATGAGGCTAAGGCTGCACAAGTTAATGCTTCTGACAAAGTTGTTGATGCGCTTGAGCGTGAGAAAGATGCTGTTGAGGCATTGGCTGAGGCAGAACAAAAGCGTGCTGACGCTGGCAAAGGTGTCCCTGCTGTGCTCAAGAAAACTGCTGACGCTGCGCAAGAAGTTGTGAGTGTTGTTTCTTCTGTTGTTGCACCTGTCGCTACTGTTATCGCTGATGTTGTTGAGGCTGTTAAAGCAGTTGTTGAAACTGCTGCGAGTGTTGTTGCACCTGTTGCGACAATAACAGTTCCTTCTGCTTTTGGTGGTTCTATGTCAAATATCGCTGAACAAACTGCCGTAAGCAGAGGTTTCATAACTCAAGATCAAGCAGATGCTTTATTCGCTAGACGGGCAACACCTTTTGCTAATGGTGGAATTGTTACCAAAGCGATGCTCGGAATGGTTGGCGAAGCAGGTGCGGAAGCAATTATTCCTTTAGATCGTTTAGGCAATATGGGCAACACATACAACATTTCTGTTACCGCAGGTATGGGTGCAGATGGTAAAGACATCGGGACACAGATTGTTAATGCTTTGAAAAGGTATGAGCGAACGAACGGTGCTATTCCGATTACGGTGGCATAGTGGCAACTACTCTTGCATCGGGTGAAGTTCTAACTGTTCTTGCTGAGGTTGGTTTCGTTACTAATCAGTTTCGTTTAGATGACGCAGTTGCAGGCGTTTTAGATAATACTGAATATGTTTTAGATGGAAACCTTCTCGGCGTAGATATCACCGAGTTTTGTCAAAACATTTCTATTACTCGTGGTCGTCAAGATCAGTTTGCACAATTCAACGCAGGTCAATGTTCAATCACTTTGTTAAATAACGATAGAAGGTTTGACCCGATCAACACAGCCTCGCCTTATTACGATGCAACAGCAGGTCGTTCGGGTGTTGTACCTCGTAGAAAAGTTACAGTTCAATCAGGCAGCAACTATCTTTTTACAGGGCGTATAACCGATATTGATGTTCAATACAATTACAATTTGAGTACGGTTGAGATTACTTCGGCTGATGATTTTGTTTTGTTAGCGAACACAGTTGTTGAAGCAGACATCACACCATCGGTAGAGTTATCGGGTGCGAGGGTTGGCTACCTTTTAGATTTGCCTGAGATCGCCTACCCTGCTGCTACTAGAGATATTGCTACAGGTTTGACAACGCTAGGTGCTTTCCAAATTGATGCAAACACAAACGCCTTAACATATCTGCAACAGATCGCCACAAGTGAACAGGGTGCTTGTTTTATTTCTGCTGATGGCAAACTCACTTTCACTGATCGCCTTGCAGCAACCTTTGCAACTATCTCGGCGGTGTTCGCTGATGATGGCACGAACATTCCTTACACAGCGCTATCAGTTGTTTATGGTCAAGAGTTTCTGTATAACAGGGTTCAAGCAACAGTTCAAGGTGGCACAGTTCAGCCTGCTGATGATGCTGCCTCGCAAACCGAGTTCGGTGTTTCTACTTTGGCGTTAAGTGATTTGTTGCTGGCAGATAATACTGCTGCGCTTACTTTGGCGAACTATCTGTTGGGCTTGTATAAGAATCCGCAGTACCGTTTTGATGATCTAGGTTTGGTTGTTTCTGCGATGTCGGCTGGCAACCGCAACACGATTAACGCTTTAGAGTTGCAGGACACAGTTTCTATTAAGCGCACTTTCACTACTGGTTCGCCTGCTTCTGTGACAGATTTTTATGCGATAGAAAGATTGAACCATCAGATTACGGCAGGCGAGCATCGTGTTTCTATTGGTTTGTTTAATGCTGAAATCTTGTATCAACTGATTTTGAATGATGCCACATTTGGCACGCTTGATGGCGACAACGCCCTTGCTTAGTGTACAATAACCGAAATGGCACGCCAATCGTTTACAGCAGCGCAAATCCTGACCGCTGCACAGATGAACACGCTTCAAGACAGCGTATGGTCTGATGATGTAAACACGCAAACAGGAACTTCGTACACACTTGTTTTAACTGATTCAGGCAAACAGGTTACGATGAGTAACGCTTCAGCAAGCACGCTCACAATCCCACCAAACGCCTCTGTAGCGTTCGCTGTTGGTGTTCGCATACAGGTTATTCAGTTAGGTGCAGGCGCAGTAACTTTGACTGCTGGTGCAGGCGTGACAGTTAATTCGCTTTCTACTTCTCTTATTCTCGGTCAGTATCAGGTGGCTACTTTGATTAAGCAGGCAACTAATACTTGGATTGCTAATCTTGGCGGTTCGGGTGGTGCTGCTGATAGTGATCAAGGTATTTTGGCTAGTCAAGTATTCGGATAACAAAAGGACATTATGGCATCAACATTTAGCAAGCAACTTCTTTCAGGTAGCACGAATGGTAAAGCGATCAAGGTTGCTGCGACTGCTACGGCTGGCACAACAATTCATACAGCAGTTTCGGGCACTAGTAATCTTGACGAGATTTGGTTGTATGCGGTGAACAGTTCTGCTTCGTCAGTAAAATTGACTTTGGAGTGGGGTGAGGCTTCTGCGCCTGATGGCAATATTGAATTGACTGTGCTTGCTGAGTCGGGGCTTGTTTTGGTTTGTGCTGGTTTGTTGTTGCAGAACTCGCTTGTTGTTAAAGCGTTCGCTGGTACAGCCAATGTGATCTTGTTACACGGATATGTAAACCGAATTACTGTTTAGGTTTTTGTGCCAAGACCGCACGCACCTCGTACTAGGGTTTCAACATATCTAAGTGACTGGATGCCGTTAGGTGATGAGCCGTATCAATTTCGCTCTGGTTATATTGGTGGCGGTAATTCTACCGCAATTTATAAGAATACTTTTTCATCAGACACAGCAACTACATTGAGTGCAACTTTGACAAGTAATGTTTCTGCTCTTGCAGGTTTTGTAAATAGTGGAGTTGCAGGATATTTTGTTGGCGGTAATGATGGTGCAAGAGTTACCACTATAGATAAATTAACTTTTCCGTTAGATACAAAAACGACTCTCGGCACAGGTTTAAGTGCTGCTAATTTTAGACTTGGCGCTTGGTCTAATAATGGAGTGGCGTGTTATGCAGTCGGCGGTGACACATCGGCTGGAATAGTTGGAACAGTAGATAAGTTTGCGATGCCAGCAGAAACTCGCACTACGGGAACATCTTTAACTACTGCTCGCCGTGAGGCAGGAAGTTTTAGCAACAACGCTGTTGCTGGTTATATTGCTGCTGGTCAAAGTGGCAGTTATTTGAACAGTATAGAGAAACAAACTTTTCCGTCAGATACAGCCACAGCAGTAACAGCAACGACAACTAATGCTGTAGAGGGTTTATCGGCGTTTAGTAATTCAGGTGTTGCAGGCTACATGATGGGTGGTGGAGATACTGGTTCAACTTATTACGCTACGGTTGATAAATTAACTTATTCAACGGAAACTAAGTCCACACTCGGTACGGGTTTGATAGGCGTGCGACTTAATTTGTCGGGTTACGCCGATGTAGGTGTTGCAGGTTACGCTCTTGGTGGACAGAATCAAGCAAACACTTATCAGACGACTGTTGATAAGTTTGCTTTTCCGTCAGATACTCGTTCGGTTGGTACAGCGTTGCCAGCCACAAAATCTAGTCTCGCTGGTGCATTTGCTGATTGTGGGGTGTTCTGATGCGTTTTGATTCTAGAGGTTTAGTCTCAACCTACATATCTGACTGGATGCCAACTAACGATAGGCGTGTCAGTGTTGCAGGATATTTTGGTGGCGGTGCGGTAAGCGGTGGCGGTTTAACAAACATAGACAAACTCGCTTTCGGTACTGAAACAAAATCCACGATCTCGGCAACTTTAACAACTGCTATCTATGCTGGCGGTAGTTGCGCAAACTCTGGTGTCGCAGGCTATTTTGGTGGTGGTTATGACTACAACGCTAGTGTCGGTGTGACTTCAATTCAGAAGTTGGCGTTTCCTGCTGACACAAAAACTAATTTGGTTGCTGTTCTTGGTGGCGCAAACATCAACTTAGCGTCAATGGCAAACTCAGGTGTTGCTGGTTATTTTGGTGGTGGCGATGAAGTGGACAGAATAGATAAATTAACTTTCTCATCAGATACAAGAGCAACTCTTGCAGCAGTTTTAAGCACACCAATTTTTACTTTCTCTGCGATGGCAAACTCAGGTGTCGCAGGATATTTTAACGGTGGTACGGATAATCCTGTTGGTAATTATAATCGGATAGACAAACTTCTTTTTTCAACTGACACTAAAAGCACCTTAGCGGCAACTTTGACTACAATTTGCTCTAGCACAAGCGCATCGGCAGATAATGGTGTCGCTGGATATGTTTTCGGTGGTACTGGCGTTAGTGGTGACTTGTCACGAATTGACAAACTTCTATTTTCTACTGAGACTAGAACAACTTTGACCGCTACCTTATCGGCAATAATAAATGGAACTACGAGTATGGCTGATACAGGTGTCGCTAGTTATGTTGGTGGCGGTACTACGCCAAGAACAAATGCAATCCAAAAACTTGCTTATGATACAGAAACAAGGACAACTCTTGCTGCTACTTTGACAACGGCGAGTTCAAAGGTATTTTCGTTTGCGGATTGCGGTGTGTTCTGATGCGTGAAGATATCCAACTCTCTTTCATTGAATGCCAGATGCCACGCACCCCATACCAACTAGAACGCTTTGTGGTCGGGCAACACGACACACCCGAAATGCAATTCGTTCAAGTATGCAGAGAACTAGAAGCCCTGTACTACACGATAAAAGAAGTCGGAATGGCGAACAAGAAAACTGAACTAGAGATAGCAAAACTTCGTGCTACAGGTGACGAGATTGATGCGATAGACGCAGACATTAAAGAACTCGGTTTAGAACGAACACGGCTTGTTGCTATCGGCGCACGCCGTGAACTTGATGAGTTAATCAAAATGTATGATGCGATGCCTCACTTCACACGCCAACAAATAGACGAATCGCAACCTGATTACTGGCAGGCACGACTCGGCAGGCAAGCAAATCTACAGATGATGGCTGGCGGTGCAGGTTGGGCGCACCTAGAAGCCTTAGATCAGATCGGTGTTCTTAAACCTATGATTCAAGCGCAACAAGAAAAAGCAAAGGAACTATTATGAAATATGCACAGTGGACTATTAGCCGACCTGAGGGTTCTACTCCTGAGCCTTTGATTCGTAGTCGTGGCGGTCAAGCATCGGGTGGTTTTATGAAAGACGCTGAAACAGTTGTTGGCTATGTTTGGTCTGATTGTGATCTGACAGGTTTAGATAAATGGAACTTTTCTACAATGACAAACACGCAGGCGATGACGATTGCGAAGGGTTTGAATCCTGAGTGTTTCTTTGGTGATGATGGCACGATTCAAGCACCACAAGTTGCGGTATAAATGTTGCCTAAGTTGCGGTATTGTACCCCTAAACGGGTTTCTAGGCTTACCAAAATGTTTTCTACCCTAGATGCTTCGGTGTTTAGGTTCAGACCTGTTTTGATCACGGGTCTTTGTTTTTAACTATGGGTTCAACTTGGTGATTGTTTCTAATCACGAGCCTGTTTTGTTTCTAAGTGCGAGGGCGAACAGTAGTGTCTAATGCGTACTTAAAATATTGTTTAACGCCATTATGGTTGCACATCTATTCTAGAAACGGAATAAAAGTGATACCGTAATCATTATGAAAATTGATTGCAAACACAAAGCAGCCCTAAAGTCTTATGCCAGAAGTGTGCTCGCAGCCGTTGTCGCTGTCGCATCAACAGGCAACTATTCGCCTGAGGATTTAGGTAAGGCTGCCGTTGCTGCTCTGATTCCACCAGTGTTGAGATGGTTGAACACGAATGACCCTGCGTTCGGGCGTACAAAATAGTTTGCTATGCAACGAATCTATACAGGTAACAAAGATGGTATTGCGACTGGTGAGCGTAAAGGTTTAACAGTTTTTATTAACCAACTTTGCAAGCGTTACCCTGCGCTGTGGAATAACGGAAGTTTTGTGAATCGTTCTATGCGAGGCAAACAAGGTGTGTTATCTGTGCATGCTACAGGGCGTGCAGTTGATCTATCTTTCAGATTCAAACCAAATCATAAGGACAGTTCAAACACGAAAGGCATTAAAGAGGGTGGTCGTAAGCAGGCGATGCAGGCGATGGATTTTGTTGTGAAGCACGCTGACGCTTTTGGGCTTGAGTGCATCTTGGATTATTACCCGATACCTCACGGTAGGGGTTGGCGTTGTGATCGTAAGGCTTGGACTGTTTATACGAAGTCTGAGATTCACGGTGCGCCGATGGGTGATTGGCTGCACTTTGAACTGTCGCCAAAGATGGCTGATGATGCTGAGGCTATGCGAGCAGCGTTTAGTGCGATACCATTAACGGTTGAGGCTATCTAATGGATAGTTCAGCAATAGTTGTTGCCTTGATCGGTGCGATAGGCGCAATCATTGTTGGCTTTATGCAATCGTTTAAGAAAGAAGCAAGAGAAGCAAACAAAACTAATAGTGAAGATCACGCCATAGTTCAGTCGCAGTTAAGAATGATTTTCAAAACAGTTAATCGGGTAGATGACAAGTTAGAAAAACATATCAACCAACACGAAGAAGGCACATTGAATGGGCAAGTTACTAGATCAGATAAAAAACTCACCTAGCAAAACAGGTGGCGCTAAAAGTGGGCTTGACACAATTCTTAACAGTTTAGAAAAACAAGATCAGCAAGATTTGCTGGTCGCTTTAGCAGATGAAACTATTCAATCAACTGTTATCGCTAAAGTTTTGAACGAGCGAGGTTTTGAAGTTAGTAGGCAGTCTGTTGGCAGGTTCAGGGTTAAACATTTATGAGCCTGAAAGATGATTTACAGAGTGAGCAGCAAACACAATTTGAAACAGAGTTAGTGAGACTGCGCAAGCAGCGTGACAGTTTCGCTAACCAAAACGCACGATTGACTACACAACTTGAAAGCGTTGAAAGATGTTTGCAGATTGTTGATCGTGCTGAAGGTACTGCGATTAATCCTCCAGCGTGGCTTGTGCCAACGAAACCTAAACTATCGGCAGCGACACTCGTAGTTATTTTATCGGACACACATTTTGACGAAGTGGTGAATGTTGATGAGATGGAAGGCTTGAACTGTTACAACCGTGAGATCGCTGTGATGCGTTTAGAAAAGTGGGCGCAGAATGTGATCAAACTTTCACGCCACTATCTATCAGGTGTTTCTTACGATGGGATTGTTGTGATCTTGGGTGGCGACATTTTCACTGGCGATATCCACGAAGAACTTGCTTTGACTAATGAGGACACAATGATCGGGTCGCTACTGTTTTGGTCTGAACAGGTTGCTGCTGCTCTACAACTTTTGACAGATGAGTTCGGCGAATGTTTCGTGACAAGTGTGGTCGGTAATCACGGCAGGACTACTCGCAAGCCTCGTATGAAGCAGCGTGTGAAAACAAACTTTGATTACCTGTTATCTAAAATGGTTGAACGACATTTCAGATTAGATAAGCGAATCAGTTTTGATATTCCTGAATCTGCTGATGCGTTGATCAAGATTTATGATCACGGACATTTGATAACTCACGGCGATCAAGTTTCGGGCGGTGGCGGTATCGGCGGTATCTATCCACCGATTATGCGTATGCGTGCAAGAAAACAATCACGATATATGGCAACAGGCAAATCGTTTCAAACTTTGTGGCTCGGTCACTGGCATCAATACATTTCTACACCGTCAATGATTGTGAACGGAAGTCTAAAAGGTTTTGACGAGTATGCGATGTTAATGGGGTTCGGTCACGAAGCACCGCAACAAGCGTTAGCAATTATTACACCTGAAAGAAACATCACGATTCAAGCGCCAGTGTTTTGTGTTGATCGTAAAAAAGAAGGCTGGTAGTTTGTGGCAACGATTGCGCTAATTGTTTGGCACGATGCTCACTCTGTTGCTTCTACTTGGATTGATGTTGCAGATATTGATGTTGAACCTGCTGTTGTTGAATCGGTAGGTTTTTTGTTGCCTGATGCGAAGCCGAGGCATATTGTTTTAGCGCAGTCTCTTACTGGTGATGAGTGTGATCATATTTTGGCTGTGCCTGTTGAGATGGTGCGCAGTATGAAAGTTTTGATGTAGTGTTCGGTTTGGCGTGAGATGTACTCCTTCTCCGTTTTGCGCTACGAGTTGAGTTGCCTTGATAGGAATGTTGAGGCAACTCCTCGTGCCTTTGTTTTAGTCTAAAAAATCTTTGAAAATCTTTTTAACCTATATGGTATATAGGCTTTGTCGGGTTGTTTTAGTTGTTTTGGTTTTGAGTTGGTTTGCTATTTGATATACTTGTCTTATCAGGCAAACAGCCTGATAGTTCAAGAGGAGGACTTATGACAAGCGACCAGACATACAAATTAAATTTAAGCGATTGGGTGATCAGAGACATTCAAGACAGAATGTTTGACGCAATCTTTGAATGCCAGCCAACAGCAATCATAAAAGTTGGCAGTTATATTGATGGCAGAAAAACAACAAGTGTGATCGCAAACCTTAGAGGTTGGAAATCGTTAGTAAACGAATGCAAGATCACTGCAGATAATTGGTACGGTGAATATTCATACGACAAATCAAACAAAGAAGCAAAAGCAGAGTTCAATAGGTTTGCGACAGCAGCGAGTCGGATTCAAATACTTATCAATGAGATAACAAAAGTTCAAGAGGAGGACTTATGAAATTAGTTAAAGTTCCAAAACGATTTAGGGACAAGTGCGAAATCACTGTTGAGAGTTTTCACGGCGATTTAAAATACTGCAAGCCTTCAAGTTGGAAAGCAGGTCAGAAACAAGCAACGCAAGATTTCATTGAAGCAGTAAACAATCCAATTAAAATAGGCAGAGCAGTTCACTACCGTTTTCTAACTGATGAAAGTTTTCAGATATTCAAAGATGAATGTGATTGGCACTTAGAGTACGAGACAGATGGCGAAGCAGGATTTGTAGATGTAGCAGACGCTTTACTTATCAGAGCAATTCATAACATTCAAGTTCAAGAGGAGGACTAAATGAAAATCAGATTAGGTAAAGCGTTCCTAGAGGAATGCAAGACACGAGGCTACTTCAATGACAACGCTGCGATAGATGAGCGAGGCGCAGTGTTGTTCAATGTGTTAGATCGGGCAACGAAAACTAAAACAGGTGTCAGCGTTGATGTGACACCTATAGAACTTGATCACTTGATTAGTGAATGTGATTGGTTTGTTTACAACAACTCGCCTGATGGTTCAAGTGATGATCGCAAAAACTTTAACAACTTAACTAACCAAGTGAAGTCTTTACGCAAAGTGAAATCTTTGAATGATCCCAATGTTTGGACTTTTAAGAGGGCTTATGAGTTCACGAGGGCTTATGAAAACTAAATTCACTTGCCAGTGCGCAGTTTGCGGTGAACAGTTTAAGAACATTACTGACCATATGATTCACTATGTCAAAGCACATGATGAGGGTTTCAAAGAACACGGTCAGCGTAGGCGCAGGGGCATCTCTTGTCGTGGTTGCGCAAAACAACTGGCTGCAAATGTGTTTGCGTGTGATGCTTGTGGTTGGAAAGAATTGAAAACAACTGTGTAACACCCCTAAGTAAGAATGCAATTAGCAAATACCTGAGGAGGTAAAGATGAAAAGAACATTGAAAGAGAAACACGGAAGCAAAGAATGGTTGCTGAGTAGATGGCGTGATGAGCAAGGCAGGTGCGTGTTCGGTGCATCTGATGTGCCAGTGCTAATGGGTGCTTCACCTTATAAAACTCGTGGTGAACTGTTCGCAGACAAACTTAACGAGCCAGTAGTGCAGCCAGATTCAGCAGTGTTTAGGCGAGGCAACTTATTAGAGAAACCTTTGCTTGAGGCAGCGTCAGAGTTTCTTGGTGTAAACATTTATACGCCTGAATATGTTTATCGTGAGGACAGGTTCTCGGTTTCGCTTGATGGTGTTGATTCTGAACTTGCACCAAGCGTTGTTGTTGAAGCAAAAACAACTACACGATATTCAATTAACGATGCAACAGATTTGCCTGCCGAATGGTTGTGGCAGGGCTGGACTCAGCAAGCAGTATTGAATTGTCCTGTTTGGTTCAGTGTTCTTGACCGTGACTTAAAGATCAGTATGGTTTGCTGTCCTGAGAACCGTGAGGCGATAGATAGTCTGCGGTTAGAGGCAGAAGTGTTCGGTGATTGGATTGATCAAGGCGTTGTGCCTGATGAAGAGTTAAACAACTTTTCTGCTGATGACATCACACGAATCTATAAAGTTGAACCCACCAGTGTTGAACTTGACGTTCAAGTGATTGATTGGTTGGTTGCTTTAGAAGATGCTAGACAGCAAAGCAAGCAGGCGACAGAGTTGGAAACTAAAGCGAAAGATGCGATTGCACAAATGTTAAAAGGTCATGAGATTGGTTTGGTGAATGGTGTGCAGGTTGTTTCGTGGAAGCAGCAGGCTGGCAAGATGTCTTTTGATATGACCCGATTAAAGAGTGAGCAACCTGAGTTAGTAAAGCAATATGAGAAGCAAGGTAATCCCTATCGTGTGATGAGAACACACAGAAAGAAGGCAAACTAATGAGTAACGAAACAGAAGCACTAATGCTGAAAGCAGTGTTAGAGCAGTACGCAACACCTGACCCAAAGATCGTGGGAACAATTCCACGCAACGGAATAAACCTCAGTTATGTTTCGCACAGCGAGATCACACGAATCTTGATTGAGATTGACCCGATGTGGAATTGGCAGCCTGTCGCTTGGCAAGATGGCAGACCAGCAACACACGAAGCAAACGGAATGATAACAATGTGGGCAACTCTCACGCTGTTAAATAAATCGTTAATTGGTGTTGGCTCAGTGCGTTCAGATAAACCTGATTATGAAAAAGAATTAGTTGGCGACTTCTTGCGAAACGCTGCGATGCGCTTTGGTATCTGTTTAAGCCTCTGGTCTAAACAAGACTGGGAACACGCATTAACGCCTGCGCCTGTCCAACAAGCAAAACAAAACCACCCTGCAAGTCCGATGACTATAAAACAGATTGAAGAAGTGTTTACTAAGCCTGCAACAGTTACTTCAATCACTGGTTTGGTTTCGGATAAGCAGAAGGGTTTGATATCTAAGTTGGCTAAAGAAAAGTTGAATGGCGATGTTGCGCCTTTGATTCAAGAATTGTTTAGCAAACAAAACTTAAACACTTTGACCACAAAGGAGGGTTCAGAGTTGATTAAACATATTATGAATCTTCAAACTGGTGCACCTGAAGAACCTTTTTAATGGTTGAGAAGCGTGATCATTGGCGAGAGGCTGCTGCTTGTCGTGGTATTAAGCACACTGTGTTCTTTCCTCCAACTGGCATCGGGTTAGCAATTACCGATGCTGGCTGGAATGATGCAAGAGAGATTTGCGCTCGCTGTACTGTCACCCAACAATGTTTAGAACTTGTTTTGGCGTTTCCTGATACCGATGATAAGTGGGGTATGTATGGCGGCAAAACACCTGCTGAACGGCGTGTGATCAGAGATGAGAGGCACAGAGTGAGATGAAGGCTAGGTTATGTTCGTGTTTTATTAAACGTGTTGTTCCGCAGAAACCTTTTTGCGGTGAGAAAGAACCAGATGATGAATGAGACTAACAATAAAGGTGAATATAACGAAACGGAAGACAAATGGAACTTGTTTCGGGTTTACAATTACCATCTGAGCGAATTCAGTAAAAAAGAATTTCAGGCTGGTTTTGTTGATTATCACGAGTTTCTGTTTGATGTTTTAGAAAACGAGTTGCATAAAACTCCGATGAATCTTCATAACAGAAATGTTTTGATTCATATGTTAGAAATCTTGAGACTTTCAATAATTGGTGCATTGAAGAAAGATTGTTTAATGCGTGGTCAGCAAACAAAGAATGATGAAGTAGTTGATCATGACTGATGAACAAAAAGTTTCTAAGCCTTTAAGGGTTTTGTCACTTGGGGCTGGTGTGCAATCAACTGCTTTGCTGTTAATGATGATTCACGGCGAGATTGAAAAGGCTGACGCAGTAATATTTTCCGACACGGGTTGGGAACCGCAAGCAGTTTATAAACATTTAGAGAAACTTGAATTGTTAATGGCAGAGAACAAGATGCCTTTTTACAAAGTTTCAGCAGGCAACATTAAAACAGATTTCTTAGAATCAGAAACACGCTTCGCTACGATGCCTCTTTACACTTTAAACAAAGAAGGCAAGTCATCTATGTTGATGCGCCAGTGCACCAATGAATACAAAATTAAACCGTTGCTAAAAGTACAGCGTGAACTTGCAGGACTCAAAAAAGGGCAACGATCTAAAGAACATTTAATAACAACGATAATCGGTATTTCTTACGATGAGTCTCAGCGTATGCGTGACCCTGCTTTCTCTTGGCTAAGAAATGAATATCCGCTTGTTGATAAAAAGATCACTCGGCAGGATTGTGTTCAGTGGTGTTTAGATCACGGCTACGACAAGCCACCACGCTCTGCGTGTATCGGCTGTCCGTTCAAACGAAATGACGAGTGGCGTGAACTTAAAAACAACCCTGAAGAATGGCAAGATGCAGTTGATTTTGACCACGCTTTAAGACAGAAAGAAAGATTAAAACAGCGTTTTGGTTTCACTGGTTTGCACTCAAGCATGAAACCTCTTGATGAAGTTGATTTGCGCAGCGATAAAGAAAAAGGTATTTTCAGTTTGTTTGATGATGGGTTCGCTCAAGAGTGTGAAGGTATGTGCGGAATATGAGTGATGAACGCAAGGGCGACTGTCAAGGCAACAAAGAAAAGTGCACGCTAACAGATTGCCCAAAGTTTGGGACACTTGGCAGACCTTCTAAAGATGGCGATAAGCGTGTGAAGGGTTGCGCTGACCCGACAGCACGAGGCAAACGATCACGCACAAAAGGATTGAGCAAGCAGCGTGTGGCTCGTAAGCGTCTTGGTGTTGCACCTTCAAACAAGTTTGGTGATGCTAATGAAGAGAACTGGCAAGATGTCCTGTTCGCAAATGAGGTCAAATCTGGCAAGCAGATAGGCGCTGTGGTCACTGCGTGGGGTCGTATAGACGCTCAGGTGCGTTCTAACGAGTCAGATTACGGGTCTAGGTGTAAACCTACCCGAGCGATTCTGATGCCTGATGATTGGGGCAAAGAGGGCTTAGTGATCATCAAGTTAAGTACTTGGGAGGAATTGGTGCGACCTGCCATGCACGACTTTTATGAAGGCACAGCGTGAGCAAAGTTTTTAGCCAAGAACATTATGAGCAAGACGATTGGGCAAAGTTTCAGATCGTTGAGTGGCTCAACAGTAAAGGCTACAAATCGTTTATAAACCCTGACAAGTTTGGTATAGATATTTTGGCTTTGCGATGGAGCAGGTTGTTCGCTTTTGAAGTAGAGGTTAAACACAACTGGCAAGGCAAACACTTTCCTTTTGAGCAGATACATTTCTCGGCACGCAAACGAAAGTTTGTTGAAGCAAATGTTGAAACTTGGTTTGTGATGTTGAACCACGAGCGCACCCACGCTTTGTTTATTAGCGGTGCAGATTTTATGGCTGCACCAATAGTAGAAAAAGACACAAAATATAGTGAAAAAGAAAAGTTTGTTGAAGTTGATTCACACTGGGCTATATTTAGAAACCTTAAAGAGGAGGCATAATGAACACTGCACAGATAGAAGGCATGATTGACCGCATTTGTGGTCTGTTCCCGACAAGTCAGATTGCACGCAACACTGTTAAGAGTGCGTGGACTAGCGATGACTTCCTAACCTTTCAAAGCGTTGAAGATGCACGCAAAATTATCCCACTGATAATGGATCAGTTTGAAAAGTTTCCAAGCCTTAAAGAAGTGCACCGAGTGTTTCGGCAGTTGCACGCTTACACAATTCCAGCGATGGTTCAAAACTGTGAAATCTGTTTAGGTCAAGGTTGGGATAATGGCGAGCGCTGGAACTTCGCAGACAAAACACTTTTAGATGATTGCTACACAGAACTTCATTTAGGTCACCAGTACAGAGTTGTTAAAAGGTGTATCTGTAGAAAATAATTGTTACCGATAACGAGAAGAATACTCATAGACCTAAACCGTTCGCATGGCAGTTGGTGACACTCGGCAACGAGGGTAGATCACGCTGCAAGTAATTGTGGTGTGAGGCGAATAATAAAAGAGTTGGGAATCGCAGTGAGGCAGTGCGATGGGGGATTTAGAAAACTGACTTACTTACTTCATACATATACATATAAATAAAAATATATGTGTAAAAACAAGAGCAACAGAAATGGTAGGGTTGAGACATACGCCGACTGAGGCGAACGATGAGCGACTACGCCACGACCTGTCAAGGACAGAACAAAGAAAACTAATAAACCAACAACCACGTTCAGAAGGAGGACAAGGTGAATCGGAGTTATATGAAAAAAGTTATTGCAGGAATTTGTGTATGTTTTATTTGGTTGGGTGGAATTGCTCACGCTGTGAGCGCACCTAACGATTTTAGAAGTGTTGCTGTTGATCTAGACAGCCTCGTTCGTGTTGATGCGATAGACATTGTTGCAGCCGATTACGTTTACCCGAAACAGTTTATGTGGGGCGATTGTTCTTGGATTGATCAGGTTGCTTTGGCTGCTGGTTGGGCTGAAAAACATTTAGAGAAAGTGAATATGATTTCTGCTCGTGAATCAGGCTGCTGTCCGAATCGTAGAGGCGGTGACAAGGTGGACAAGTTTTGCAATATCACTGGCGTATCTGAGTGGAATCACAGATCGGATACTGGCTTGATGCAACTCAATGGCGTTCACTGGTTGCAGACGCATAAACAGTACGCAGGTTTGTTTTGTAAGAAGCACAACATTTGCGAGCAAGAACCTTTGCTTGATGCGTTTACTAATTTGCGTATGGCTAAAGTTTTGTTTGATGTGGTGGGCTGGTCAGCGTGGCAGAAACAGCCCTAAAAAGTTTCTGATAAAAAAATTGTTTTAGAAAATCTTTGAAAACAGCGCAAAATAAGGGTTTTAGAGTGTTTTTATATGTTTGATAGTTGAGGGTTTTGTTGTTGGTCAGGTTATATTTAATACATCAACAAAAGTTGATAGTTCAAGAGAGGGACTTCAAATGGAAACAGTAAACAAGAAATTTCAAATTGGTCAAGAATTATCTGCTCGCTCAGCATGTGATTACGATTGTGTTTTTAGGTTCACAGTTGTTAAGCGAACAGCAAAAACAGTGAGCGTGACTTATCACAACCAAATCAAAACAGTAAAAATTCGTTTGAATGGTGAAGGCGAATATTGTTACCCATTGGGCACTTTTTCAATGGCACCGTCAGTAAGCGCAAAATAAACAAAGTTCAAGAGGAGGACTTATGAAAATGTTTACAACATCAAACGGTGAGACAATTCAAATCTTGCCAAAATCAGAATGGGATTTGCTCACCATAGATCAAAAAGAAGCAAACCAAAAGAAACACAACAGAAACACAAAAGGCAGTGATTCTTGCCGACTTTGTGATCAGTTGCTGACCGATAACGCTCGTGACAATGGCTTCTTTGTTCATATGACAGTAGGCGGTGCGCTTGTTGATGTAACCACTCAAATTAATATTGGTGATGAATCACAGGGCTGGTTTCCAATCGGTTCATCTTGTGCTAAGAAACTTCCAAAACAGTTCAAAACAAAGTTATAAACAAACTAACCAAGAGGAGGAACAGAAATGAAAGTTACTAAACATTCACTAGATCACATAGAACTAGTCTCATCAGGCGATACAGCATTATTTGAAATCAGGCTTGTCGTGGCGATGAACGACTGGACAGATGAGGCAGAGGATATGGGCGCACTTGACTGGCTAATGAACCTGTTAAGCCTCGCATCAGAAGGCACAGACATAACAACAGGCGCACAAGAGTTCCTTAAATCTATGATGACACTGAGTGAGGAACGGGTGCACTTGTGCAAGGTAGAAAAAGTTGATTACAACATTGATGAGATCGGAAACAAATGATGCGTGACCTAACTTCAAAAACAAAACTAAAATGTTCACTGGCAGGCGTTGCGTTCATGCTTATCACTCTTGTTATGCCACAAAGCCCGTTTGATGAAACAACCCAAACAGATTGGATACTGTGGGGGATTGTGATGGGTGCGCTACTCGGTGCAGCAACAAGGTCATTCATTTTGGTTGCTTACCAATGGTCATATCAGCGTGAACGAAAGAAGTATTTAACAGGTCGTAGCCGATAGGCTCAAAGTGTCCTTGTGGTATGCACCCAACGTTTTCAACCCCTCTTGAGCGTTGGAAGTATTGCTGCCACAAGGACTTTATTTTATGAAGAGGACTGATGACAATCAAAGATTTAGAAAGCGCTGTAGCGTTCTTGAGAAGATTAAGTGTTGGGCAAGTTGAAGCAGAGCATTTAATTGAAACTGTTGAGGCTTTAGAAAACGAGATCACACGAAGAAGGGCGAAGAAATGATGTCAGAGCAAGAATATTTAGATACAAAAATTGAGATTGAAACGACAAACCCTCACCGCAGATGCGTTTGCGCTAACTGGAACAATGATGATGGGACTTGCTCATACTGTGAATGGGAAGAAGAACACAACAGCGAGGAAGAAAACAAATGACTGACTGGCGAAGAATCGCTGGCGATCTCTACGATGAATTAAGCGTTAGAGGTTTGAACGGCGGTTACGCTGACTGCATTTTCAGGCACTCACTAAGTGGCAGTGATACCAAAGATTGTTTGTTGGCGTTTGAACAGGCAGAAGAATTTGAATATCAACTGATCAAAGGACAAACAAATGAGTGATTCATTGAACGCAGAAGTACAACACTGGCAAGCACGCACAGACGATATGCAAGTGGCGTTAGATCGTCTGCGAGAAGAACGAGATGCATTAAGGGTTGCCTATGAGTTGCTACGAACAGAAGTTGTCGCTTTGCGATCTACTGTCTTTCGTATTCAGGTTGCGATGTCGCAAGGTCAAGAACTCTAAAACAAATGCCGTTGCTGACACAAAACAGCGAACTTAAACCACACCGCATATTTAATTTTGCGATACCTGCTTGGTATGTGCGATTAGATGGCAAGATTTTTAAGACCTGTCCAAATGCTGGCGCTTGTGCACAGGTTTGTTACGCACGCAACGGCACATATCTTTTCTCAAATGTTCTTGCAGCGCACACAAAAAACTTACGCCTAACACTTGATCAACCTGACCTTTTCAAAGAACTGATTAACAAAGAGTTGAGCCATAAACGATTCAAACCAACTTACGAGCCACGAGTTACGCCTGAAGGCGCAGAACTAACCGATGACAAATGGCTGCAAGGTTGGGTGCGCAATGGTGGTGCAGCAGTGCGCATACACGACTCAGGCGACTTCTATTCAGAAACCTATCTAAACCTTTGGTTCAATATCGCCTTTAATAATCCTGAAGTTTTGTTTTATGCCTACACAAAAGAAGTGGCGATGCTCAAAGAACACGGCTTAAACGCACCAACTAATTTCAGGTGGCTTTACTCAACAGGAGGATTACAAGATGATCTAATTCAATCTGATGATCGCAGGGCAGATGTTTTTGTTGATGAACAAGCAATCATTGACGCAGGCTACGAGAGCCAAGACGCAACCGACCTGCTTGCAATCTTGCTTAAAACTAATCTTGTTGGCATACCAGCAAACAACATTAAACACTTCAACAAAAAACTCGCTGGCAGAAGATTCTCTGAACTATGAAAATTAGATGCCACAACTGCAACCACACTTTTCAGCAAGACCCGAAACGAACTGTTGGGTGTCTCTGCGATAGTGATGCACCAACTTGGCTAGGTGTAACGTCTGAAGGCAGGCTCATAGTTTTGAGCCTCACAAAATATACGATTGAAAAGGATTGAGATGGAACAGAGACAAATAGATTTTGCAACAGTAGATGTAAACAGTATTGAACCACACCCCAAGAATGTGCGACAAGGCGACATCGGCGCAATCTCAGAATCATTAAAAGCACATGGACAGTACCGACCGATAGTTGTTGATCGGCGCACAAACCAAATCCTTGCAGGCAACCACACTTGGCGAGCAGCAAAATCTTTAGGCTGGTCACAAATCGCTGTCGGCTTCATTGAAAGCAAAGATGATGATGACGCAACACGAATCCTGTTAGCAGACAACAGAACAACCGACCTAGCCTCTTACGATGATGCAGGGCTGGCAGAACTATTGAAACACCTAGAACAAACCCCAACAGGATTAGATGGCACAGGGTTTGATGGCGATGCGTTAGACGAATTGTTGGCAGACATAGAGAATGAAAACAGATTGCAAGATGAGTTTCAAAAATACACCCAAACCCTGAAAGCCCCACAATATGAAATTGTTGGCGAAAAACCACAAATAAGCGAACTGGCTGACTTCACAAAATACAACCAACTTGTAGATCAAATCAAAAAACTAGAACCTGATACAGAAATATCAAACTTCTTAATCTTTGCAGCAGCCCGACACATCGTATTCAACTACCAAAAGATCGCAGAATACTATCCACATCAAACCCCACAAATACAGAAACTAATAGAAGCATCTGCACTTGTGATCATTGATGCAAATGATGCGATAGCGAACGGTTATGCAGTGTTCGCTACAACGATGAAAGAGTTATTGGACAGCGAACTAAATGAACCCGAATAAAACTTTTGCAGCCTTCATCTTGACACACGGCAGACCTGACAATGTATCTACTTATGAAACTCTTAGAAAATGTGGTTACACAGGAAACATTTATTTTATAATTGATAATGAAGATGAAACTGCTGACCAGTACCGATTGCGTTACGGTGATGAAAATGTTTTGATGTTTGACAAAAAAGCAGTAAGCAAAACATTTGACCTAGCCGACACAAGCAACAACCTTCAAACAATAGTTTGTGCAAGAAACGCATCATTTCAAATAGCAAAAGACTCAGGGCTTGAATACTTTATGCAGTTAGATGATGACTACAACTCGTTTCAATACCGCTACCCATCAGAAAACAAACTCAAAGTTGTTGAAACAAAATGTTTAGACGCAGTGATACAAGCCATGATCAAGTTCTTAAATGATTCGGGTGCATCAACAGTAGCGATGGCTCAAGGAGGCGACTTTATTGGTGGGCTAGAGGGTGCAACAATCAACAAACCTTTACTACGCAAAGCGATGAACTCGTTCCTATTCAGAACAGATAACCCAACAACATTCGTAGGCAGAATCAACGAGGACGTAAACACTTATGTTCTGGAAGGCTCACGAGGCAAACTATATTTCACCACGACCGCAATAATGCTTACACAAGATCAAACACAAAAGAACAAAGGAGGAATGACTGAAACTTATTTAGAATCAGGAACTTACCTCAAATCATTTTACACCGTCATCATGCACCCTTCATCGGTAACAGTAAGAACAATGGGCACAAACAACAAACGCCTGCACCATCACATCAAATGGAACAACACCACACCAAAAATAATTAACCAACAACATCGCAAGCAAAGATGATTCAAAGACCTTGCCTAAACTGTCGCAGGCTGACAAGCAACGCCACACGATGCACCAACTGCCAAACACTCTGGAACAGGCAACACCCAAAACCTGAACGCCTTCACTACAAAGGCGACTACAAAAGAAGAGCAAAACAAATAAGAGAAACAGCCGTTGCTTGCTGGATATGTGGCGAAGGAAAGAAACCTAACGACCCATTCACAGCCGATCACCTAATACCAGCAGACCCAAACTCACCTCTCGCAGCAGCCCACCGATCTTGCAACTCACGCAGACAAAATAAACCAATCACTTCAAACTAAACCAAAACAAAAGCGGTTTTTCCTACACGCAAACGGTTACTACCCCTG